AACGTCTGGCCCGGAGAGTTCCGCAAGTGGTCGCGCACCCCGCGCAAAGTGCTCAAGGGGCTGACCAACGACGACTTGAACCTGTGGCTGCGCGAGCGCGTCGACGTGCTGGTGGTAAGCTATGAGGGCGCGAGCAAGTGGCACAACGAGTTGCAGCGCGACCTGCGCGACTTCACGATCTTCGACGAGTTCCACGCGCTCAAGAACATTGGCAGCAACCGCACCCGGCGCGCGCTCGGCTCTGACGGGTCAGGGGCGCACGGCTACGCGCGCTATGGCGCATACACATGGGCATTGACCGGGACCCCGATGGCCAATGACCCTTCGGACATATGGACCTTCTTGCGCTACGTCGGCGGCACGCTGCTGTCGTTCAAGAATTTCACCACGCGCTACTTCATTCAGGTCAACACCGGCATGAGCACCAGTTACAAGCCGCGCCGCGACACGTTGCCCGAACTGAAAGAGATTCTGGCACGGTACTCGATCCGCCGCACCGTCGAGCAAGTCGGCATCGAACTGCCGCCGCTGTGGATCACCACGCAGGAGATCGAAGGATCGACGGCAGAGATCAACGCGCTGTTGGCGGCCCATCCCGGCCTCGACACGGCGATCACCGCGGCGATCGAGAAGGGCGGGTTGCAGAAGCTGGACGAAATGGCCGGCCATGTCACCACGCTGCGCCGGCTGGTGGGCGAAGCCAAGGCGCCTGTGTACGCGCGGCAACTGCTCGAAGAACTGAACGGCGGCAAGGACAAGGTGGTCGTGTTCTGCGCCCACAAGCGCCCCGTCGAGATCCTGTGCGAGACGCTGCGCCATCACGGCGTCGGGTTCGTCAAGATCGACGGCTCGGTCAGCGACAAGGCGCGGGGCGAAGCCGTCGAGGCGTTTCAGAACGACCCGGAGGTCAAGGTTTTCATCGGCAATATCATCGCCGCCGGGACGGGCATCACCCTGACCGCTGCGCCATACCTCGACATGCTCGAAAGCGATTGGACGCCCGCCAACAACGCGCAAGCCTTGAAGCGGGTCCACCGCATCGGCCAGACGCAGCACACGCACGTCCGTTTCATCTCACTGGCCAATTCGATCGACGAGCAGGTCAGTGAATCCGTTGCGCGCAAGACGCGCGCGATCACCGAAGTTCAAGGGAGCGATTTGTGAAGGAGCACCCCGCGCCTAAGCGAGACGCTTTTGACATCCAGGTCCGGCGCGAGCGCCCCAGGGGGTTCCTGGGACTCACTTCCGAGCCGTTGCGTGAGACGGAAAAGGCCGTCCAAGTCGAATACTACTCGTGGCTGCTGTGGTTCCCGAAATCCCAGCTTGTCCGCGTAGACAACCAGCTTTGGGCGCCCCGGCATAGTGTCGAGGCCGCCAAAGACCACGAAAGCGCAACCCGCGCATAGGAGGAAGCAATGCACATTAAGTTGGAAATCAATGCAGAGAGCGTCGAAGAGTTCGACACAGCGGTGGTACGGTTCGCACCGGGCCGTGTCACGCCTGCGCCGGTCGAAGCGCGGGGGTCGACTGCCGCCGAGGTTGAAAGCCCTTTGGAGCCGGCGGCCACAGGCACAAAGACGCGCCAGCGCAAGCCGAAAGACGAGCCTGCCCCCGATGCGGGCTCTGCGGCCGCGCCGGATGCTTCGACCACAAGTGCCCAACTCGAATCCGAGAAGGCTTCTGAAGAGCACCCCATGCTCACCCCGAAGACCTTGGCCGAGGTCAAGGCGCTGGGGAACAAGAAGGTGTCCGAACTCGGGGCCGGGCCGATCCAGCAGGCGCTGATCGAGAACTTTCAGGTCAAGGCGTTCGGCGGGCTGGACCCGGCCGACTACGACCGCGCCTATGAGATCCTGGAAGCGTTGAAATGAAGCACTCGCCCTTTGGCGGATCGGCGGCCAGCCGGTTCATGGCCTGCCTCGGGAGCGTTGCGCTCTCGGGGCAGGCGCCCCCTGGACGACCAAACCCTTACGCAGAGGAAGGGACTTTTGCCCATGCCGTCGCAGCCGAGGCGCTGGAAACCAGCGCGCGGTCGACCACGGCGGCCATTGGCAAGATGCTCGGGTTCATCGACCACGGCGAAAGCAAGACGCGCGAGATCACCGCCGAAATCAGCAAGGCGGTGGGCGTCTACCTCGAAGCGGTGTGGGACGAGTACGACCTGGACCCCAACGCAGAGATCGAGGTCGAGCAGGGCTTTGCCTTGGACCTCGACGCGGCGGAGCCTGGCGAGGTGTTCGGCACAAACGACGCGCTGGTTTACAGCCCGGCGCGGCGCAAGCTGACCATCTTCGACTACAAGCACGGCGCCGGCGTGGTCGTCGACGTCGAGGACAACACGCAGCTTAAATTCTACGCGATCGGCGCCATGCAGGGCCACCCGGAATGGGACGTGCGCGAGATTGAACTGGTGATCGTTCAGCCGCGCGCGTTCTCTGCCGGCGGCGACGGGGTGAAACGGTGGTCGCTGCCGATGGCAGAGGTTATCGAGTTCCCTTACGAACTGAACGAAGCGGTCAAGGCGTGCAAGACGCCAGACGCGCCGCTGGTGGCCGGCGACCATTGCCGGTGGTGCCCGGCCAGCACGATCTGCACGGTGCGCGAGCAAGCCTTCGTTACCGCGGTGCGCGAAGACTTTGCGGGCGTCGACCTGATCGGGATCGAGCCGGTGGCGCTGGCGATCGAGCCTGCGTCTCTGGACTTCGACCGCATGGCCGATCTGGTCGCAGCCTATGACCGGCTCGGACCGTGGGTTGCGTCGATGCGCTCGGCAATGGACGAACACCTGCTGGCCGGCGGAACCGTCAAGGGCTGGAAGGTGGTCGAGGCCGTGGCGCGGCGTGCCTGGACCAAGGGGGACACCGAAATCGCCGAGTACCTCGAACTCATGTACGACGTACCCGGCGACGAAGTGGTACCGCGCAAGCTGGTCACGATCGCCGACGCAAAAAAGCTGCTCAAGACCTACGTCGGCAAGGGCGAATACGCCGAAGCCGAGCGGGACATGACGCTGCGCTTCACCATCAAAGAATCGAAGGGGCTGACCACGGCCCCGGAGAGCGACCGCCGGGCGGCAATATCGCCGGTCGCCGCGTCCTTCGGGGACGTGCAGCTTGGCTCACCAGAGGACTAAACGGACTATGATGGACGACTTCTCAAAAATGAGCGACGACTGGATCAAGAACGCAGTCGCGCGCAACCCGATCCTCGACATGAAGGACGGCACATTCCGAACCTGCCCGGTGCGTGGCTCCTTTGTTTACCTGCTCGGCAAGAGCAAGCCGAGCAAGGACCGGCCCGACGGCGTCTACGGCACGACGTTGCTGTTCCCCAAGTGCGCGGACCTGTCGCTGCTGCACGCGGAAGCCAAGCGGGTCGAATACGCCAAGTGGCCGGAGAACGACCCGACCGGGCCGCGCTACGACCCGCGCAAAGTGACGAAGGTCAAGTCGCCGTTCCTCGACGGGGCGGAGAGCCTGAAATACGACGGGTTCCACGAAGGCCAGACGTTCATCCGGGTCACGACCGGGTCGAACGGCCCCGGCGGGCGCAACGGCGAGAAGAAAATCCCCGTGGTGGATCGCAAGAACATGGTCATCACCGACCCCGACCTTGTCTACCCCGGGGGGTGGATGATCGCCAATATCAACTGCTACGCCTACGCAGGCGACACCAACAAGGGCGTCACCTGGGGCGTCAACATGGTGATGATCGTCGCTGACGACCAGCGCCTCGACGGTGCTGTCACCGCCGATCCGGTTCGCGGCTTCGCAGGCGTCGACATCGACGCTGGCGACGTCGATACCACTGGCCTGTTCGACTGACCAACTGCCCCGCCGGTTTCGGCCGGCGGGGCTTTTTAATTGGAGGGAAATATGACCAACGACGAGAGGCGCGCAATCGAGTTGCTGCGCCAAGGCATTGACCGCCGCGCACCGCCCGCAAGTTTTTGGGGCAGATTGCAGCAACTACACCGGATCGACGACTACCGGTTGCTTGACGTGCTCAAGGCCGCCGGGTTCGAGTTGCGGAAGGAGAACGTGTGATGGACGTATTCAAAGACATTGCGCCCCGCAGTGTGGGTAAAGGCTTCACCTACGACGCCGAGGAAAAAGGGTGGGACATTCGCTGGGGTGGGTACGAATACTGGATCGAAGACGCGCGCATTGACACCCCGCTGCGCTTGGCGGGGTGGGTAGTGCAGCTTGGCCGTAAAAGGTGGGAGGGTTCGACCGCGCAGAACTTGGCCGCTTGGGTTGACGCGGTGTGCGAGCACAAAGGTTGGGGCTACCACCCGCTATGACCATAGCACACCTTGACATCGAAACGCGCTCGACCTGCGACCTGAAAACCGCAGGGCTTTACCGCTACTTCGAGGACCCGGAGACGGAAGTCCTCGTCGTGCGGTGGCGCATAGGCGACGGGCCAGTGCATGAACTTGGCGGCGTAAATGACTGGCAACTCGAAGCGCATATCGTCGACGGGTTGCCAGTCGTCGGCCACAACATCGCGTTTGACCGGGAAGGGTGGAACGCCAAGATTGCTCCCGCAATCGGCGGCCCGCAAATCACCATCGAGCAGACGGATTGCACGATGGCGCGCTGCGCGTCGCTATCCCTGCCGCAGTCGCTGGAACAGGCGGGCAAGGCTCTCGGCCTCAAAATTCAGAAAGACGTCGAGGGCCACCGCCTGATGATGAAAATGTGCCGGCCCAAGACGCACGACCCGATCACC